CTGCTGCGTTCGAGATCGAGGCATCTGAAGCTGCTGCCGCAAAGCTCGGCCGTCAGTCCCGCGGCATCACCGTGCCCCAGGACGTGCTGCGCCGCGACCTGAACGTCGGCACCGCATCTGCCGGTGGCAACCTGGTCGCCACTGAACTGGACGCTGGTTCCTTCATCGACTTGCTCCGCAACGCTTCGGCTCTGGATCAAGCTGGCGCCACCGTGCTGACCGGCCTGACCGGCAACGTGGCTATCCCCCGTCAGTCCGGCGCTGCTACCGCTTACTGGGTTGCTGAGTCCGGTTCCCCCACTGAGTCCCAGCAGACCGTCGATCAGGTGAGCCTGGTGCCCCGCACCGTGGCTGCCTACACCGACTTCAGCCGTCGTCTGATGATCCAGTCCTCCATCGATGTGGAGAACATGGTGCGCAACGACCTGGCCAGCGTGATCGCTCTGAAGATCGACTACGCAGGTCTGTATGGCACCGGCGCCAGCAATGAGCCTCTGGGCCTGAAGAACACCACTGGCATCGGCACCGAAGACTTCGCTGCTGACGCTCCCACCTTCGCTGAGGTGGTGGCACTGGAGAGCGACGTTGCAACCGCCAACGCTCTGCTCGGCACCCCTGTCTATCTGATGAACGCCGCAATGCGCGGCAACCTCAAGACCACGAAGAAGGACGCCGGCTCCGGCATCTTCATCATGGAAAACGGTGAGGTGAACGGCTACCGCGGTGTGCTGTCCAACCAAGTCGCTTCTGGCGATCTGTGGTTCGGCAACTTCGCCGATCTGATCATCGGCTACTTCTCTGGCCTCGATCTGATGGTGGACCCCTACACCCACAGCACCAGCGGCACCGTCCGCGTTGTGGCGATGCAGGACTGCGACATCGCAATCCGTCATCCCGAGTCCTTCAGCCGCGGCAACAACACCCTCTGATCATGTTGATCAAGGTCCTACGGCAAACCGTGCTGGCAGGCCAGGTGGTTCGTTTGGGGGAGGTTCTTGAGGCTTCCCCCTCGGACGCCAAGTTGCTGATCGGTATCGGGAAAGCTGTTGAGGTCGCCGAACAAGTGGCCGACGTGGTTGAGGAAATTTCTCAACCTGCACCCAAACCATCTACCCCTCGACGGAGGGCTAAATCATGACCATCCACAACCTTGGTTCTAAGACCACGGTCCTCGGTCTGCTCCGCAACGACGTTGTGGCTGCAACCGGGACCGGCTCTGCCATCGATCTGCAGGGCTATGAAGGCGACATGGCTGTGCTGCTGGACGCCGAAGCCGGCGGTGCTGGCATCACCTACGCCGTGAAGCTGACCGAATCCGACACCTCCGGCGGCACCTACACCGACGTGAGCGGTGGCGCATTCACCACCACCTCCGCCAACACTGCCTCGCTGCAGAAGATCTACGTGAACGTGACTTCCCTGAAGCGTTTCGTGAAGGTCTCTGTGACTGTGGCCGGTGGCTCTGGTGCTGGTGCTGTTGCTGTTATCGGCCTGGCTTCTGCCAAGTACGGCTAATGGCACTCACGGAGGATCTGGATATCTTCCTGGCGGATTTCGGCGTCAGCTGTACGGCTGGCGCCACTACCGCTAACGGAATCCTGGACATGCCCAGCCAGGTGATCAGCGATGGAATGGTGCTCACCACCGACTACACGCTGACGGCCAGAACCTCCGCTTTTGGCAGTCTCATTCGCGGCGACTCGATCACTGTGGATGGGACTGCCTACACCGTCAGAGAGACCATGCTTCTCGATGATGGCAAGTTTGTCCAACTCGGGATCCAGAGAACATGAGCGGTCCCTTCAAGGTCAACACTCGCAGCCAGTGGTCAGCGCTGAACCCAGTGCTAATGGCAGGAGAACCTGGCGTCGAGAAAGAGACCGACAACCTGAAGATTGGTGACGGCCTGACGCCGTGGAACAAGTTGCCGTATCACGGCTGCCCTGGCTATTGGGGATCCTTCTGGGATGAGACCTCGCAAGTTGCAGCTGCGATCGATACGGCCTATCCGATCTTGTTGCGGAAGGTTGATCTGGCGAATCGCGGCGTCAAGATTGTCTCGAATAGCCGCATCACGGTCGATCATCCGGGGATCTATAGCTTCACGTTCTCGATTCAGTTCAGCAATACAGATACGCAGATCCATGACGTGAACGTCTGGCTGCGCAAGAACGACAGCGGCACCAGCGGTGACGTGCCAGCTAGCGACAGCCGATTCAGCATCATCTCTAGTCATGGCGGCATCGATGGCAACGTGATCGGCACTGTGAACTTCGTGCTGGGTCTAGTGGCTGGTGACTACATCGAACTGATGTGGATGACCACCAACGTCGCCGCATATATCCACGCCGAGGCGGCTTCTGGTAGTCCTGCGCATCCGAGCATCCCTGCCATCATTTGCACAGTGGTGCAGGTGGCCTCCGCATGACGACACGGCGCGAGTCGATCCTGGCCAGGATCAGAACCAACCTGACCGACACAACTGGAGTCGGCACTCGGATCTATCGCAGCAGGGTGGAGCCATTAGCGCGCGGCGAACTGCCGGCGATTGTGGTCGAGCCGATCAGCGATGTTTGCGTGCAGCTGACTAGCGCGCCAACGTTGGATTGGAGCATGACGGTGCGCGTCGCAGTGATTGTGCGAGGCAATATCCCGGACCAGGTTGCAGATCCGATCATCGAATCGCTGCACGCCAAGATCATGAGCGATCTCACGTGCAATGGTTTCGCGTATGACGTGCAACCGACCGGAGTGAGTTTCGACATGCAGGAGGCAGACCAGCCATCTGGTGTGATCTCCTGCGATTTCGTGGTGAAGTATCGGACTCGTGTCGCTAATTTGGCTCAGAGTCCGTAGTAGCTACGATGATGGACGAATACAAAGGCCAGGGCGGCAGCTATCTGGTCGACAAGAAAACCGGCAAGCGAAAGCTCGTCGAGCGGACTCAGCCGGCTCCCCACCTAACACCCGAGGAAGCCACCAATGGCCTCAGTTCTGACACGCCGGCGCCTGATTCTGGCGAAGATTGAATCGACCTACGCAACGGATTCCAGCCCAACCGGATCGAGCAATGCGATCTTGGTTCGCAACCTGGAGATCCAGCCACTGGTCGCTGAGACCGTCAACCGCGACCTGGTGCGCCCCTACATGGGACAAGCCGATCAACTGCTGGCACAAACCCGCGTTGAGGTCAGTTTCGAGGTTGAACTGGCTGGTTCCGGCACTGCTGGCACTGCCCCGGCCTATGGTCCCGTGCTCCGCAGCTGCGGCTTGAGCGAGACCCTAGTGACCAGCACAAGCGCCACCTATGCGCCTGAGAGCAGCGGTTTTGAAAGCTGCACCATCCACTACCACGAGGATGGCATTCGCCACAAGCTGACCGGCTGCCGCGGCACCTTTGAGATCACTGGCGAAGTGGGTCAGATCCCCGTGATTGCCTTCACCATGACGGGCATCTACAACGCCCCGACTGATGAGACCCTGCCTACTCCGACCTATGCCAACCAGGCTACCCCGCTGATCTTCAAGCAGGGCAATACCACCAACTTCTCGGCCTTCTCCTACAGCGGCTGTCTGCAGTCCTATAACTTCAGCATCGCTAACGACGTGATCTACCGCGAGCTGGTGGGTTGCTCGAAGGAGATCATGATCACCAACCGCGCACCTAGCGGCACCATCGTGATCGAGGCTCCGACCATCACGGCCAAGGACTTCTTCACCATTGCCACTGGCAGCAGCACTGGCAGCATCACCTTCCAGCATGGCCAGACGGCTGGCAACATCTGCACCGTGACCACTGCTCAGTCCGACCTGGGCAACCTGACCTATAGCGATCAGGACGGGGTGCAGATGCTGAACATGCCGTTTATTGCAGTTCCGACCAGTTCGGGCAATGATGAGCTGAGTATCGCCTTCACCTGATCTTGGCTTTCGTTCTGAAGCAGTCGGACACCTTTTCGTGGCCGATCGCCTTTGACATCCCCGTCGACGGTGGCCGTATGCAACGGCAGACCTTCGACGGGGAATTTCGTCGGTTGAGCCAGTCTCGGATTACCGAGATCGGCCAACAGATCAAGTCCGAAGAGATTACCGATGCTGATCTTGCGGCTGAGGTTCTGGTCGGCTGGTCTGGTGTGACCGATGGCGATGGCAAGGATGTGCCTTTCAGCCAGAAGGCATTGGAGCAGCTGCTGGATGTACCGATGCTGGCAAGCGCTATCACGGTCTCTTACTTCGAGAGCCTGCAGGGAGCTAAGCGAAAAAACTGATCGAGGCCGCAGAGCATTGGGCAGGCGGTAGCGTCATCGACGAAACCGCCGACGATGCCGCGGCCTTTGGCATTGCACTGCCGGAGTTGCCTCAGCCGCCAGATGAAGACTTCGGCATTTGGCCTGAGAACTGGCAAACGGTGCAGATGTTCCTGAGAGTCCAGACCCAATGGCGCACCACGATGAGCGGCGTCATCGGATTGGACTATGCAGCTGTGCAATGGCTGTTTAAGCTGTATGACGTAGAGGAACCGCGTGCGCTGCTGGAGGATCTTCAGGTAATGGAGGCAGCGGCGATGACGGTGATCAATAAGCAGGAGGCATAGCCATGGCGATGAACATGGATGCCATGCTGCGCATTAAGGCGGACGTTCAAGGCGAGAACAATATCCGGCGCCTTGGCAATTCCATGCAGGGATTGCAGGGACAGGTCAAGAACACGTCGATGGCAGTTGCTGGTCTTGGCACAGCCTTCAAGGGACTGGGAGCAGCGCTTGCAGTTGGTGGATTTAGCGCGGCAATCAAGGGTGCGATCGACTTGGCAGACGACATGCGCGATCTGTCACAGCGCACAGGCGTCGGCATTGAAACGCTGGGACAGTTCAAGATCGCTGCGGAGCTAAGCGGCACCAGCATCGAAGGCGTTGCCAAGGGATTGACGCTGCTGAATAAGAACATGGTGGCCGCGGCCACTGCTGGCGGACCAGCAGCCGCTGCATTCAAGACGCTGGCGGTCAGCACCACCGAGACCGATGGCACGCTGCGGAAGGCTGACAAGGTGTTCCTTGACGTTGCTGATCGATTTGCTGAGTTGCGGGATGGTCCTGAAAAGGCTGCGCTGGCGATGAAAATCTTCGGCAAGTCTGGCGCCGAGTTGATTCCTGTTCTGAATCTGGGCAGTGAAGAGATTCAGCGCTTCGGTCTTGGCATTGGTCCAGACTTTGCCGACAAGGCTGATGCGTTTAACGATTCGCTGGGAATCATGAAGGCGCAGGTGACTGTGCTGACCGTGCAAATTGGCTCGGCATTGCTGCCTGTATTGAGCGGATTGGTGACAGTGGTCGGGCAGGCCGTCACCTTTATCGGGAACCTGGCGGCTGAGTTTTATGAAGCAATTGGCGGCGCAGCTGGTCTGCAACGGATTGCCGCAGACCTGATCAAGACGATGGTCGTCCTTGGCGGCGTGACGGCTGGCGTCTTCTTGGCCACCAATATCACCACATTCGCGACGGCGTTACGCGGTGTCCTTGGTGTGATGCGCACCATGTTGACTCTTGAGCGGGCGATGCTGGCCGTTGAATCTGCTCGCGTTGCAGTGGCCGGCGTAATTGCTGGCATCAAGTCAGGCAAAACTCCTGCCACTGCTGCCATCGGCGGTTTAATTGGCGGCGGCGCTGCAGTGACTGCGATCATTGCTGGCGTCGGCAAGCTGGTCGACGATCTGACAAAGAGGATTGGCACCGGATTGCAAGATGCATTCAAGATGCCGAACATCCCCAACGCGCCGACTGGAACTACGCCTGATCTCTCTGGTCTTCAAACTGGCAAAGCCCCGAAGGCTGCAGAGAAGATCACAAAGATGAGCAAGGAGGAGCTTGAGGCTCGTGATGCGATTCGGCAGGCTGATCTTGAAGACAACACTTTGCTAAAAGCTAAGGCTGAGTATCTGCTGGAGATGCTGGAGCTTGACAAGCAAAAGCTTGACGTGAATGCTCGCATCAACCTTGAGCGCGAAGCTGCAACCAAACTGATCAAGTCTGACGCTGCAGCCGCGGCAGAGATCGGCAGTTCTATCGCTCAAGATTTCCTGAAGCGGCAGGAACTGCAGGAGAACTACAACCGCACGATCGAAGACCTGCAAATCAAGACCGGAGAAATCACTGGTGACAAACTGAAGCAGATCGAGATTTATCGCGAGGTTGCTTCAATTCTTGAGCGTCTGCCTGGATACACCGATGTGATGGCAGAGCGTATCAGAGGTTTGGTGACTGCCAGCAAGGAAGTTAAGGACAGCTTTAAGGATACTTTTAACGACAGCCTTAAACAGTATTACGACGAATTGAGCAACTTCGGCGGACAGGTTGGCTCCGCTGTTGTCGGAGCCTTCAAAGGTATCGAAGATCAGCTGACGAACTTTGTCGTCACTGGCAAAGCTAACTTCCGCGACTTGGCAAACAGCATCATCGCGGATATCACCAGGATCGCGATCAGGCAGGCAATTATCAAACCGATTGTGGGCGCATTGTTTCCTGATTTGAAAAAGAGCGCCATGGGCAATGTCTTTGCCCAGAACGGCATCCAGAAGTTCGCCCGCGGCGGGATTATCGACAAGCCGACCGTCTTTCCCTTTGCCAATGGCATTGGCCTGATGGGCGAGGCTGGTCCTGAGGCGATCATGCCCCTGCGTCGCGGACGTGATGGGCGCCTCGGTGTTGAGGCTGCCAATGGTGGCGGTGGCGTCAACGTGACCGTGAACGTCGACGCACAAGGCACCAGCGCGCAGGGTGACACTGGCCGAGCTGGTGAACTTGGCCGCGCAATCAGTGAAGCAGTTAAGAATGAGATCGTCGCTCAGAAGCGTCCCGGAGGCTTGCTCGCATAATGGCCACCTTTTCCTATACCCCGAGTTTTGAAGCTACCGAGGTCAGCAAGCCGCGCGTCGTCACCTTCGAAGCTGGTGATGGCTACCAGCACCGCGTTGGCTTTGGTCTGCACCGCGATGCCAAGGAGTGGCAGCTTAATTTTCTAAACCGTACCGATACCGAGCGCGACAACATCCTGGCGTTTTTGGAGGCTCGCGCCGGCGTGGAGAGCTTTGATTGGACTCCACCTCGCGGCTCTGCTGGTAAGTACATCTGCAAGGAATGGCAGAGCACGCTCAGATCGTGCAATTTCAACAACATCACCGCAACATTCGTCCAGGTGTACGAGCCTTAAGCGATGGCGATCCCAGTTTCAGAACTACAGAAGATCGCACCTAGCAGCATCATCGAGCTGTTTGAGTTGCAGCTGGTGACTGCCCTGCACGGCAGCAACACGGTCTATCGGTTCCATGCCGGCAGCAACATGAACGCCAATGGCGAGCTGGTATGGAACGGCAACAGCTATCAGCGGTTTCCGGTTGAGGCCGAGGGTTTTGAGTACACCGGCACTGGCAGCCTGCCGCGGCCAAAGATCAGGGTGAGCAATGTGCTCGGCACGATCACGTCGATCCTGTTGACGGTCAACTCGACCACTGCTCACAACGATTTGACTGGCGCCACGTTGACCAGGATCCGCACGATGGCGCGCTACATCGATGGCGCTAACTTCACCGGCGGCACCAACC